ATGGCGTGACCACTTTGAAGCTAACTACTCACAACGCTTTGAAGAATACTACCGTCTCTGGCGTGGTCAGTGGTCTCCACAGGATCGCACACGAGACACTGAACGCTCTAAGATTATCTCTCCTGCGTTACAGCAGGCTGTTGAGTCTTCAGTAGCAGAGCTAGAGGAAGCTACCTTTGGCCGTGGAAAGTGGTTTGACATTAAAGATGACATCTACGATCAAGACCCTAACGACATTGCTTTTCTTCGTAACGCCTTAGAGCAAGACTTTAAAAAGAACATGGTACGCAAAGGAGTAGCTGAGTGTCTAATCAACGCTGCTGTATTTGGTACAGGCATTGCTGAGATTGTTCTTGAAGAAGAAAAAGAGATGAAGCCTGCTACACAGCCTGTAATGGGTGGTGATCTTACAGCCGTAGGCGTAAACATACAAGACCGTACTTGTATTAAACTACGTCCTGTGATGCCGCAGAACTTCCTAATTGACCCCGTAGCTACAGACATTGACTCTGCCCTTGGTTGTGCAGTAGATGAGTTTGTGTCAGCTCACTCAGTAGAGCAGCTACAGGAAAGCGGTGTATACCGTGACGTAAGCCTAGAGTACAGCAGTCCTGACTTTAACATTGAGCCTGATCAAGACTTGACACGCTATGATGAAGATAAGGTTAGACTGACTAAGTACTACGGTCTTGTTCCTCGTCATCTTTTAGAAAAAGCAATGAAAGACTCAGAAGCTGAAGATGCAGAGATTGTAGCTTTAGATGAAGAAGGGGAAGAAGATTCTTACTACGTAGAGGCTGTGGTTGTTGTAGGTAACGGTGGTACTCTACTTAAAGCAACTACAAACCCTTACATGATGCAGGATCGTCCTGTCGTAGCATTCCCATGGGATGTCGTTCCTAGCCGCTTCTGGGGTCGAGGAGTATGTGAGAAAGGCTACAACTCACAAAAGGCGTTAGACACGGAACTACGCGCTAGGATTGACGCTCTTGCACTGACTATCCACCCAATGATGGCTATGGATGCTTCCCGTATGCCTCGTGGTGCTAAACCAAGCATACAGCCCGGTAAGACCATCTTAACCAACGGCAACCCTGCTGAGATACTACAGCCCTTCAACTTTGGTAATGTTAACCAGATTACCTTTGCACAGGCTCAGTCGCTACAGACTATGGTACAGACAGCTACAGGCGCTATTGATAGTGCTGGTATCTCTGGCTCTATCAACGGTGAAGCTACCGCCGCTGGTGTCTCTATGTCACTAGGCGCTATCATCAAACGTCACAAACGTACACTGATCAACTTCCAAGAAGCATTCCTTATTCCATTTGTGACTAAGGCAGCTTGGCGTTATATGCAGTTTGAACCTGAGCTGTATCCAGTTGCTGACTACAAGTTCCACACCTCTAGCTCACTAGGTATCATTGCCCGTGAGTATGAAGTAACTCAGCTTGTTCAGTTGCTACAAACTATGTCACCAGACACACCAATGTATCCTAAGCTGGTTACGTCTATTATTGACAACATGAACCTGTCTAACCGTGAAGAGCTTATTGCTACTCTTGAGCAAGCCAACCAGCCTAACCCAGAAGCTGAACAACAAGCTATGCAAGCACAACAAGCAGCACAGCAAGCACAACTGGCTTTCCAAGCTGCACAAGCCGCTGCTCTCAACGGACAAGCGCAAGAGTCTGCTGCACGTAGTCAGAAGCTGGCCATGGAAGCTCAAGCTATACCTCAAGAGCTGGAGATTGACCGTATTAAAGCAGTAACTACCAATCTTAAAGCAGGAGATGCAGATGACAAAGAGTTCCAAAAACGTCTTGAAATCTCCAAACAGCTACTCAAGGAACGTGAAGTAGCAGTAAAAGAGGGTAATGTTGCTAAAGAAGCAGCTCCTCAGCCACAACCACAAGGAATGATACCCAATGGTCAGCAATAAAGACTTAGAAAACGTAGTATCTCAAGTAAATGTAAAGTTTGAGGAACTATTTAAGAAGATTGCACAACTTGAGAAACAAATGGAGGCTAAGAATGCCAGCAAAAAAACCAGACCCAAGACTAGCTAGAGCTGGTGTCACTGGATACAATAAGCCGAAGCGTACCCCCAATCACCCAAAGAAAAGCCATGTTGTTGTGGCAAAGGAAGGTGACAAAATCAAGACGATTAGGTATGGAGAACAGGGGGCAAAGACCGCAGGAAAACCTAAAGCGGGAGAGTCCGAAGCAATGAAAAAGAAACGTGCTAGTTTTAAAGCACGACATGGTAAAAACATTGCTAAAGGTAAGATGTCAGCAGCTTATTGGGCTGATAAATCTAAGTGGTAGTACACTTATAGGTACATAAAAGTGCAACAAATGTACACTTAAATGTACACTACAGTATACATTGTACATTATATGAAACATAACAGGAGATTATTATGCCATACGGTAAAGGTACATACGGTAGTAAAGTAGGTCGTCCACCTAAGAAAAAGACAGCGGTAAAGCCTAAGAAGAAGCCAGTTAAAAAAGGTAAGTAACATGCCAGCCAAGAAGTCTACAGTAAACAAAGCAGGGAACTACACTAAGCCCACCATGCGGAAGAACTTGTTTAACAAGATCAAAGCAGGAACTAAAGGTGGTAACGCTGGTCAATGGTCTGCTAGGAAAGCTCAGATGTTAGCCAAGGAGTACAAGGCAAAAGGCGGAGGCTATAAGTAATGGCTTTAAAAGAATCACAGAAATCTTTAAAGAAGTGGACAAAGCAGAAGTGGCGTACACCTAGCGGCAAAAAGTCTTCAGAGACTGGCGAAGTATACGCACCTTCTAAGACTATTAGTAAGCTGAAGTCCACAGCAGCGGGTAAAAAGAAACTAGCCGCTGCTAATGTAAAGAAGAAAGCAGCCACCGCTAAGGGCAAGCAACACGCCAAGCATGGCCTTCATAAGGGTAAGAAACGATGAAGGGTCAGACCCACGGTGGTAAAGGAAGTGCCCAGCGAAAGACAGACCAGAAGAAGTTTGCAGCCAACTGGGACGCTATATACAACAAAAATACTACAAAGTCAAGTAAAAAGAAGAAATAACGCTTGACTTTCTTATTCATTTATGATATAATAAGTAGTATATGAGGTGTTTATATCTCATTAATGATAACTTAACTTAACTGTCCTTAGGGAGAAACAGTATGATTGATAAAGACCTTGAGCTATATTACCGTAACATTAGAGATATGTTTGGAACAGACGGCTGGAAGCAGCTAATGGAAGACCTTAAGTCTAATGCGATGGTGATCAACTCAGTAGAAGCTGCAAAAGATAATGAAGACCTTTACTTCCGTAAGGGCCAACTCGCTATCATAGCTAACCTACTAAACCTAGAAGCTCAAATCGATGCAACAGAAGCAGAAGCATTAAAGGAAGATGAAGTAGAAGAAGCTGCCTAATGAGGGCTATCTACGAGTATCGCTGCGAAAGTGGACACACAAACGAACGCTACACAGATTCAGAGTGTACCCACATCCCCTGTTTAGACTGCGATAAGATTGCAAGAAGAATTGTAAGTGCTGTGCGAAGTAAGCTAGACCCCCTCTCTGGTGATTTTATGGGTGCTACCAGACAGTGGGAAAAAAACAGAGCGCAGAAGTTACAGCAAGAGCGCAAGGCCAACTCTTAACCAAGAAGCCCTGCATAATACACCTCCATAATGAGAATACTCACGGAGTTTAATAATGGCAACACTAATAGACGAGCGTCCAGAAGACGTAGAAAACAACGAACAAGAAGTAAGTCAAATTCAAGAGGAACCTCAAGTAGAGGACACCCCTCAAGAACAAGAAGAAATCCCTGAAAAGTATCAAGGTAAGTCTACCGCAGAGATAGTAAGGATGCACCAAGAAGCTGAGAAGCTTTTAGGTCGTCAAAGCTCAGAGGTAGGGGAACTTCGGTCAGTCGTTGATAACTACATTCAGACACAACTCGACACAACACAAGCAACCCAAGAACCTGAAGAAGATATAGACTTTTTCTCTGATCCCGACAAGGCAGTCGAGAAAGCTATTAAGAATCACCCTTCAATCAAAGCTGCTGAAGCACAAACTCAGCAGTACAGACAAACTACAGCACAGGCTCAACTGCAACAACGTCATCCTGACATGCAAGAGATTCTGACAGATAGTAAGTTTGCTGATTGGATTAAGGGATCAAAGATTCGGACACAGCTTTTTGTACAAGCAGATCAACAGTATGACGCTGAAGCTGCTGATGAACTCTTCACTACGTGGAAAGAACGTCAACAGATAGTAGGACAGACTGTAGCTAATGAGAAGGCTAGTCGTAAAACCGCAGTTAAGAACGCCTCAGCAGGTAATGCTAAAGGTAGCGGCGAAGCAGCAAGTCGTAAAGTTTATAGACGCTCAGACATTATTAAACTAATGCAGACCGACCCTGATAGGTATTTGTCTTTGTCTGACGAGATCATGCAAGCGTACCAAGAAGGGAGAGTCAGAAACTAAATCTCTTTAAGGAAGTATTATCATGGCTACATCAGTATATCCCAACATGGGCGGAGCAGTAGACAACACTAGCGCCGCTAAGTTTATCCCAGAAATCTGGAGTGACGAAGTAATTGCTGCATACAAGAGCAATCTTGTAATGGCTAACCTCATCAAGAAGATGAGCATGACTGGCAAGAAAGGTGACACCATTCACGTTCCTAAGCCTACTCGTGGTTCAGCTCACGCTAAAGTTGCAGAGACTGCCGTAACTATCCAGAACTCTGTTGAGTCAGAAGTCCTGATCAACATCAACAAGCACTTTGAGTTCTCTCGTCTGATTGAAGACATCACCGAAGTACAGGCTCTCGCTTCTCTGCGTCAGTTCTATACTGGCGACGCTGGCTACGGTCTGGCCAAGCAGGTTGACAACGATCTGTTTGAACTGGCTAAGTCTTTCGGCGATGGCGATGGCTCTAGCTACGTTAACTCTGGTTCTTTCCAGATCAACACTACCTCTGGCGCTCTTGAAGCATTTGACGCTGACGGTGCTGCTGACATTGGTGCATTCTCTGACGCTGCGTTCCGTGCGCTGATTCAGAAGATGGACGATGCAGACGTTCCTATGGACGGTCGTAGCTTCGTTGTACCACCTTCACTGCGTAACGCTATCATGGGTATTGATCGCTACACTTCTACTGACTTTGTTAATGGCAAAGGCGTAGAGACTGGCAAGATTGGTAACCTGTACGGTGTTGACGTATATGTTTCTACTAACGTACCTACTCTTGAGTCAGGCGTTCGTGGCGCTCAGCTGATCCACAAGGACACCAATGTTCTTGCAGAGCAGCAGGCTATCCGTTCACAGACTCAGTACAAGCAGGAGTTCCTGGGTACTTTGTACACTGCTGATTGTTTGTATGGCGTTCAGGTCATGCGTCCAGAAGCAGGCTTCACCCTAGCTGTACTTTAAAGCTAAACTGGGGGATTCTTCGGAGTCCCCCTTTCTTTATTCTCCCTTTCTTTTGTTTTCGTAGGAGCTACAATGGCTATATTTAGAGGTGATGGTGGTGCTGGTGACTCCAATACGGATGCCACTATATCTGCTGTTACAGCCCAAGCTGCGATAGCTACTACGAAAGCAAGTGATGCAGCCGCTAGTGCAGTAGATGCGGCTAACTCTGCTACAACAGCTACAACTAAAGCTGCTGAAGCAAGTACCTCTGCTACTAATGCGGCCAACAGTGCTACAGGTGTTGCAGCCTACGCAACAGCAGCAGAGAACTCAGCAACTGCCGCAGCATCCTCAGAGACTAACGCAGCCACTAGTGCTACAAACGCTGCTACTAGTGCTACAGCAGCCAGTGCCTCTGAGACAGCCTCAGGAGCCTCTGAGACGGCTTCCGCTGCAAGTGCTACCACTGCTACTACTAAAGCCTCAGAAGCCGCTACAAGCGCAACCAGCGCGTCTAACAGCGCTTCTACGGCAACGACTAAAGCATCAGAGGCTTCGACTAGCGCCAGCAATGCCTCAACCTCCGAAAGCAATGCTGCTACATCGGCCTCTAATGCTTCCTCTTCAGCCACGGCTGCAAGCAACTCAGCTACGGCATCTGCTGCTTCAGCCAGTGGTGCAGCTACTTCAGCCACCAACGCTGCTGCAAGTGCTACAGCGGCTGCTGCTTCAGAGTCCTCTGTATCTGCGGATGCTAGTGCAGCGGCTACCTCAGCTACCAATGCAGCCAACAGCGCCACAGCAGCGTCAGGCAGTGCTACGACAGCCACAACCAAGGCTAGTGAAGCAGCTACATCAGCCACTAATGCAGCGACTAGCGCATCTACAGCTACTACTAAGGCTGGTGAAGCAAGCACCAGTGCTACCAATGCAGCAAGCTCTGCTACCAGCGCAGCCTCTAGCGCCACTACAGCAACTACCAAGGCTG